GAAGTGAACAGAGTAGCCAAATACTCTTGTTTGTACTGAACTTGTGAACGAACACCAACTTGCTCAACCAGAACCATAGAGTCCTTGTGGCCCATCAAGCAGACACGAGCAATAGCAGAACCACTTGCGGGGAAAGCGGAGGTTGCAGATGCAGAGTCAGCATTGCTGGAGGTGAACACAGGGATACCATACAGGTTACCGATTTCACCGTTACGGATAGCATCGCCATTACCGATAAATGCTTGTTCGGTGTAACGAGCCAAACCCATCAGGGTGTTGCGGCTTGATGGAGGAATCAGGAAGAAACGATTGTCCATAGGAGTATCGTTGTCATCCAAACGCTGAATAGTGCGGCGAATAGCGGCATCAGTCAGAGCAGAAGCGTTACCAGTGTTGGTGTTAGCTGTGTAGTCAAAGGTGGTTGTACCGTCACCGCCGATGAAGGCAGTGCCGTAACGTGCGCCATTAGAACCACCGTTAGCAGTACGACCCAACTGAATCAAGTCGGTATCAACTTGACGAGAGAGGGCGTAACCAGCATCAGAAGTGTAGAACTGACGCATGGAGTTCAGGGCTTGGGCTTCAACGATGTCCTCAATCAAGCGGCTGTACTCATAGTGCTTGTTGATAGACACGGTGACTTCAGACTCAGTAGCCGCAATCAAAGTAACTGCGGATTCAGCTACTTTAGCAGCAGCAGAACCACGAGTAGGTGCAGGAATGTGAACGGTGTCACCTTTCTTGCCCTTGAAGTTCATCTTCATAACAAGGTTAGCAAGAACCAAGTTTTTCTTGTAGGACGCAACAATCTCATCTGACCAAATATCTGGGATGAATTTATCTGCGGTTGTGGTAGTCACCGAATTGGTGGGGGAAAATGATGTTGCCATGTTTGTATCTCCAAAAAATCAAAAGTTAAGTTATTTGACCCGTCCTTCAGCATATGCTGTCATGATTTCATCACTCAAAGCATCGTACCGATTAGGGTCTTGCATCTTCAGCCGAATAAGGTCAACCCTTCGATAGACTCGTTTTCCAGATTCACCAGTACCCCCTACATCTACAGATGCGGCTTTAAGATTAGTCTTGCGTTGGGCTTCCCCTGCATCGCTAGTCTGTTTAGCCTTAACACCCTTCAATTGCTTGTAGGTACTCAGCAGTTCGTTAGCACTGTCATAGTCATATTCACCATCAGCTTTGGCGTACAAACCAATGCGAACAGGAGAAGATTTCACCCAATTCACAAAGTCTGCATCCTGAGCAATCTGACCGAAATCAGGGTGTTCAGCCGCCAGCTTTTGCTGAATCTGCATCTTTTTGAACTCTAGAGCCGCTTGGCGACCCGCAAGAACATCAGGATGGTTATCAACAGTCTTACGAACAGCCGCCTGTGGATTCTCGAAAAAATCTACTTCTGGCTCGTCCTCTTTAACAAGTTGGGGTTTACCCGCAAGGTTCTGCTTAATGAGTTCATCCGCTAATTTGCGTACTTCCCCCACTTCTTGAGCTTGCTTCCCAATCAGCTTTTCAGCTTCTTGGTGCATCTTAATAATGTCTGACAGTTCTTTACCCCGATACTTGTCGGGAATGTCATCATTAGCTGGCTCAACGGTGGAATGAAGTTTCTGCTTTTCAACGACTTCTAGTTCACTGTGCAACTCGTCTGGGTTATCAATCAACATTGTTTTTTCCTTTTTCCTGCCACTTTTGGGTTCTAGGAGACACTACGGCAAAATGCTTATGTAGTGGTTTTGCGCTCTGCCGCTAACTTTTCACGGTGTTTATGGTCAAACTGCATATGTGCAGTTGGGAAATGACCTGACCACCCTTCCAATTTAACGCTAGGTGCGCTCATGATGCGACTGGCTGAACCACCGCACTCACACTGAACAGATTGAGTCTCATAAACGCAATACCGTTCAATCTTGTGTCCGTTTTCACAGACAAATTCATACATTCTTTTCATTCAATTCCTCGTAGGCTCGTTCGCTGACCTCTTTCAAGGTTTTCAGCCAAGTCAAGATGGAAAGTTCACCTTTGCGAAACATCAAGGTCTTTTCATCAGGAATAACGCTTATATTATTGAGGGACTCTATCATATTGTCAATGTCAATAGTCAAGTCTTTCCAGCCATCCATGCTCATCATGGAGAACCGTTCCTCATAGTAGCGTTGCAATTCAGGAGTCATTCTGATGCCAATCGCAAAGGCTCAAGGTCTTCTGTTGTCCAGAAATCCTTTGCCAGCATGATTTTCAGATGCTCTTTGTTGCGGGACAAGCAATCTGCCCAGTCTTCGTCTGTCATCTTCTCAGGCTGTCCTGCGTTGATGAGGTTGACTGAATCCATACAGGCACTGTAGTGCAGTGCGATTTGTTCTGCTGTGATGTCGTTCATGCTGTACCTTTCAATGCGTCAATTTCGGCTTTGAGTTCTTGGATGGCTTTGACAAGTACTGGGATAAGCAAATCCCTAGATACACCCATTGTTTTGGCGGCTTTTTCTTGTTGTGTGTCAGTATCAAGGTACTCAATTTCTTCCCCTGTTACCGCCTCTGGAACTATGTTTTTTAATTCTTGAGCAACAAAACCAATACTTGTTTCGCCCGATGAAAGCATTTTGTATTTGCGGGGCTTCATTGCCATTACAGCATCTAAGCCGTATTCAATATCTACTATGTCTGTTTTAATTCTGCGGTCTGAGGAAAATGTCCACGCAGTAAAAGACTGACCAGACAAAACTACATAATTGCTAAAAGTACCGTTTGAAATAAAAAAATCAGAAGAGTTTGTAGCAATGCCCCAGTATTTTGTAGTAGAACTGTTTCTAAAATTTATACCACTTGTGTCAGCGGCATCATAACCACGAATATTTAATCCAATACTTGAGTTGTGATAAACCCAAGGATTCCCATCCCCATCAGACAGCACGATGTAGTTGCTTGCTGTGCGAATGTCTAAGCCGCCTTGGTTGCCTGAAAAGCGGCCAATAATGGTGTTCTTTGTGCCTGTACTCATACTAACACCGCATGATGCACCAACAAATGTATTAAGATTTCCAGTTGTTAAGCCGTATCCTGCACTAATACCTATAAGCACATTTCCATCTGCGGTTGTTTGGCTGTACCCCGCCTGATAACCTACAGCAGTGTTGTTGGAGGCTGTGGTGTTAGACCCCAAGGCATCATCACCAACAGCCGTATTTGCATCTCCCGTTGTATTTGCGTCAAGTGCGGCATTACCTATTGCGGTATTGTTTGTTCCACCAGCTTGATTCGCCGCCAAAGCACTAGCACCTACCGCAGTGTTGGTAGCCACAGCACCTGCGCCACGGCCTACGGTGAGGCCATTAACTACAGCATCTTTTTCAAGTGTTGCTACTTGTGCTGTGCTAATCGTAACCGCAGTAGTTGTTCCATTGCTTTGTAATACAAGAGCGCCGTTACTAGCTACTCCAGTTGAATTAAGTGTAATTTGTGCCATGATTTTCCTTTACGGTGTACCGTTAGAGACAATGTCTGTTGCAGAAGTGATGATTCCAGTTGAAGACATAGAAGCAATTGTTGTTGCCCCATACTTGAACAGCAACTTACCACCAGACTCCTCAATTGTAAAGTTGGTAGTAAGCAGTTTAGGTGTTGATGCCGCAGTCCCTGTTGTGTTTTGGTTCAATGTAGGGACATCAGCCGCAACCAACGCCCTAAAAGTAGGCACTCCAGCAGAACCATTGGGAGATGCCAACACATAGTTAGCAGTCTTGGATGCGTATGGATTTAGTGTGTCTCCATAATTAGCAGACAAGCTAATAGCGGGAGTATTGCCACCGCTAGACGCAACAGGAGAAGTTCCAGTTACAGATGTAACCGTCCCTGTGAAAGCATCATTAGAGGTAACAGTGAAGTTAGGGTATGTACCACTGATAGAGGTAGTACCCGCACCAGTCAAAGAAACAGTCTGGTCAGGGGCAGAGTTGGTAATGGTGATAGTTCCAGCACCCTCAGTAATGGTTATACCTGTGCCATCAGTTAGGAAAGCATTTTCCCAAACACCAGCCACGGCATCGTAAATCAAGGTGTTGCCAGATGCTAATGATGTGAAATTCACATTTCCATCTGTTCCACCCAAGACAGAACCATAGGTAGGACGAACAAACAATACGCCATTTGATGAGCCAACATGGACAACAGCCGCCACAATGCAAATAGCATTAGGCACTAATGGCTTGGTCTTGGTCAAACCACCTGTGACAGATGGGTTGTAGTAAAGGACATCACCTTGCGCCCAACTCTCTGCTCCGCCAGTCGTGTTGATTGACTTGACTTCACCAAAAGTCGTGACAAATATCCAATCATTTGTAGCGCCAGTTTCAGCGGCAACACCAAGAATGTAACTTGCCTGTTCTGGTTGCAAGCCTGTAGCTGGTGCGGCTGTCAATCCACCACTAGCGCCTAGAGTACCAGTGAACATCAACACTTGGCCTTTGGTTGCCGCAGAAGATAACTTAACCCTGTAATACAGTTCTTCACCAATGTGTTGAACCTGATTGCCATTCATCTGGAATGACAATGTTTGGAATTGATCGTCAGCGTTGTAATACAACTTACCAGTTGCATTCGTAACAGTTGCGGCAGTATCAAACTGGATGAAATCAGGTGAGGAAATACCGCCTGTGATGCCAGTCATGGAAGTGATGTTGTCGTTAGCGCCAGCAATAGCCCAACTCTGATCTATCTTCTGCCAAACAGTACCATTGAATATCAGCCAATCACCAGCTTTCCAGTCAGTGATGCCGTTTAGGTTTGTAGAACCAGCAGTGTCAACAACATAATAGTAGCCACTTGTTCCAACACTAGAGGTAAGAGTAGGAGAGTTTGTAGACGCATTCCATGTTCCTTGGTAATTCAACGCACCAGCAACATTACCCCATGAAAGGGTAGAACCGTTGGTAGTTAAGAACTTGCCACCGTTACCTGTTTGGCTAGGAATCAGATTGTTAATCTGTGTTTGGAGGGAAGCTAGAGTATCAAGTACAGACTGAGAAGTACCGCCACCATTAGTAATGACTTTGATGCGTTCTGCAAGGTCAGGAGTAACAACCTCACCAACATTGAGTTCACGACCAGAAGACAGTGTAATAACAAGGCTACCGTCAAAATCAATGCGAGCAGCGGTAACAGACACACCGTCAACACCATCCACTCCATCACGCCCATCTCGACCAGCGTCACCTCGATCACCTTTAGCGCCATCTTTGCCTGATCTTCCATCTTTTCCATCTCGACCATCCTTGCCATCAGCGCCATCACGACCATCTTTGATGGATGCCACACGCTTTTCAATGGAGTTGCCCACATCGTCAAAACGTGAGCGAATGTCAGATTCAATCTTCTTTAGAGCCTGAACAACCAAGTCCACGTTCTCGCCAATCTTGCGCTTTTGCACTTCTTTGGCCTGAGCAACAGATTGCCGAACAGAATCCAAAACAGCCATTTGCTGCTCTGGAGTCATGTTTTTAAGGATTAACTCCTTGGCAAGGTTCTCGACATTCATCGCACAATTCCTGTCTGACTAGCACTCAATTGTTGGGTCAACTGATTGAGGAAATCTTCTTCCATTCCAGCCATCTTGTTATTCTTCTCTGACATCTGGAGTTCAACAATCTTAGACTTGTTCTTGATGTCGGCTTCTTTCAACATCAGTTCAGCAATCTTAACCCGCTTATCAAACTCCCTAGAGGCGGCTTCATCCTCATTTGGCAAGTTCTTAGTGGTTGCACCAAGGACTTTAGCCTGAATCTCTTGGGGCATCAACTGTGCTTCCATCGACAGTTTCACAGCATTTGCCTTGTTTTCTTCAGCCTGAGTCGTGTTGACAGCAATCTGAGCCTGAGCCGCTTGCATCGCCAATTCAGCTTGCATTTGTTGCATTTGCTCTGCTTGAGGATTAGGTTGGCTCATCTCATCCAATGCCGCAATTAACTCAAAGCGGTTTGTCAGACTAGAGTTAGACAGAATACCTTTAAGGATGATAGGCAGAACTGGTGTATCTGGGCCAAGAGTCTGCAACAAGCCAATGAACTGCTTCTGCTCATATTCACGAGCAATGATGCCCAAAGTGGCAGTCGGAATGAAGTTCATGTCCACAGATGGGTAACGCTCTGGGTCAAACTGCATAAAGCGGAAAGCCGCCTTCTTGATGAACGGAATCAGGAAGTCTTCTTGGAAATTGACCAAAGTACGCTTGTACTTCTTGATGATGGTGGCAACAGCCATAGACATACCATCACCATCACGAGATGAATTACTGACCATTCCTTGAGAATCAAGAGTGCCAGTGGCTTGCAAAAGCATACGCTCAAACTCTTTAGCCGTTG